CTGCGTTTAGCGCATCTATTTGCATGCCAAGTATATCTAATTGATCCTCAGCTTCAAATATAGGATTATACTCTACGTATAGTCTATCTTTTGCAGGGTGATATAATGATAATAGTTTTTGTAAATTTTGTTTTTCCTTAGGAACAAACAAATTACCTTCTTTAAATGTTATGTGACCTAAAGTAGCTTCTCCTTTTTGCTCACTTTTGAGCGGTGAAGTTTGATTTGTCGCATATCTTATTTCATGCTGTTCATTTGTTTTATCATTAAACCATAGCAACGGATGCTTGGCTGTATGTCTAGAATTTATAGTATGTGTCAAAGGCGATTTTTTGCCTTTTAAAAAATAAGTCCTATCTTTTATTTCCCAGCTTGGTTTAACCGGCATTACTTCTTTTTTTGGTGTAGTTTTTACTGCTACTTCTTGAGGTGCAACCTCTATTGTTTCTTCTGCTTTAGCTTTTTTAGCCATAATATAATAAAATTAAATAGTTATAAGAGTAATAATTACCCCCGTCAATTCAACGAGGGTAAGAATTACATTTGTTTGAATTATGCTCCTTTGAAAAGTACGAAGTTATTCGCAGCTTGTACACAAAGACATCTTTCAGATAGGAAGTTTACTTCCATAGCATCTAAATCAGATGTGAAAGCTCCTCCAGCAGAACCAGTTAGCCAAGACTTCATTCGTCTGTCATCAGCCTGTGAAGCTCTATAACGTACGTGTAAGAATGGTCTTCTAATATTTGTTCCTAAAATTTGATCGTAAACTGTAGAAGTTCCAGCAGGTACTAATACACCTTCAACACTAGCTGATGCAGTATCATAAGCACCACGAGTAGAAGCGTCATTTAAGTATTTCCAATCAGTTTTGTAAAAGTCATAAGAACCTCTTCTGAATCCTGAAAATCCAAGATTTAAAGCCATTTCTTCAGAATTTTCAAATAGTCCATAAGCAGTACCTCCTTCTGCTCCAGCAGAAATAGCAGCTAACATATCGTCAAAATCTAGAGCAGTGTTACGATTTAAGAAAAGCATGTTTTCTTCAATAGCACCTTGAGTGTCTAAATTTTTAAGGATAGCATCAAAAGACACAAGGCCATTAGCAGCAGTAAAACCTGTGTTTATGTTACCGCGTTCTTCGATAGCAGCAAATAAACCTTGAGTACCTTTGTATCCAGCAGCATAAGCAGCGCCTTGAACTCCAGCTCCAATATCAGCTACAGCAAGTTCACCTTCAACTACAGACATTTCTAAGTAATCTTCGAAACGTAATCTTGTTTCAGATTCAGCTTTTAAATACCATAAGTACCCAGAAGTTCCATCTTCAGTAGCAACTTCAACCCAGCCGATTTGAGCCATATCAGATCCGTTTACAACGTATTTGTCTCTAATAATAACTGGTGAGTTAGAAAATTGAGTGAAAGAAGGAGTAATACTTCTTTTTCCAGTTGTATCAGCTAACCCAGTAGAGTTAGTAACAGATACTCCTTTAGAATATTCAGATCCATATACAAATATTTTTAATCCAGTTGCAGCTAAAGCAGTAAGATCAGCTACGCCATAAGGAGCAACAACCACAGTAGCAACGGCACCAGCCTGACTTGAAGCAGTTACAACAGCTTTTTGGTCAGTATGATTTGTATCATCTAAAATTACAATAGTATCTCCAGCTGAAATAACGTTTTCAACGAAAGCTTGACCAACACCACCAACTGTAAAAGTTAATGTATTGTTAGCACCTCCATTAGCAACAGCGTTATAAGCAACGTGCAATCTATTTTGTTCAGACCAAATTACTTGATCACTTGACATTGGCATTTCAGCGCCAACCATTCTTAAGAATCCAGATAACGTTCTGTTTCCATAACGCTCTATTTCTTGTTCATATACTTCAGGTAAATACTGTTGTGCGAAAGTATCTGTATCGCCAGCAGCAGTACCATCGTTAAACTTTAGCCAGTTGCTATCGTTTAACTGTTGTTTTTGAGACGGCTTAATTGAGCCGAATGCATTATTTAATGCCATAATTTTTAGTTTTTTTAGTTAAATTTTTTTGTTTTTACTTTTAGTCTTGTAGAATCAGCACCTGAAATTGCCTTAACTTTAAATCCATTTAAAAACACTTCACCTTGAGCCGACCTAGCTTTGGTGCTACTTAAGTTTTTTGAACTGTTTACAACTTCTTTTACAGCGTCTGCTTTTCCTTGCTCGTAAAAATGAGCGGCAATCTTATCTACATTGTCAGCAGCATACATAGCCTTATGATAACCTTTTGCATCTGTAACATTACCTTCAGCGTCTAAGAACTTCCCGACTAGGTTTTTAATGTTAGATTGGTTTTCTGCAACTTTATCACGATTTTGAATATTGTACTTATAATTCTTTTCTCCAACTTTAATATCGAAACCTTCGAAACTGTCATTAAAAAGCTGTTTAGTACTTTCTTTAAATTGTGCGTGTTGTTGCTCAGCTTGCTCTTGCTGCTTATTATATCGGTTAAAAAAGTCCATAGCTTTTTGTTGATCCTGAGTAACGCCCGGTCTCAACTTGATCTCGTCGTAATATTTACTCTTAGTTTCTTCCAAATAGCTTTTGGCTTTCGCAACTTCTTCTTTAAACGCAATTTTCTTTTTACGCATATCTTTTTCCTCATCAACGTCTTCGTCATAAACAAAGTCTTCTAAAATGAGATCTATATCTTCGCCTTCTAAATAAGGCTTTTCTTTTTTATAATATTCCTTTAACAATGTAACATCGTCTACTTTCGAGTAGTCAGCGTTAAGTCTTGTATAGTCCTCTATTGTCCCACCTGTTTCTTCCATAAACGAAACTAGCTTTTCAATATTTTCCGGCAACTGTTTACCTAATACTTTTTCGTCTCTTAAAGCTTCTTTAATTTCTGCTTCAACTTTTTTTACTTCGACTTCTTTGATTGGAGAAAACCCTTCAACATCCTCGTTGGACTCTTGTACAAGTTCTCCCACCTTTGCGCTATCTCCGGATGGTTTTTCCACAGATACCTTCTCTGTTTCTCCGATTTGAATGGCATCTTCTTCTTCTTGTTTAGGTATTACTACTTTTTTAACGTCTGGTTCTAGCTCAATTAAGGGTTCTTTCATGTTTACCTTAACGGGCTCGTTGTTTTGTTTTCCTAATTTTTTTGGAGTTTTCTTTTTAATTTTAAACTCACCTTCCTGTTTAACAGGTTCATTTGTTTTTACTTCTGACATAATATAATATAATTAAATAGTTGTTACTTTCTACATGAAAGCTTCCATGCCTTGTTCAGGCTGATTTTCAAAGTCTATAGGTAGGCCATCGTTTTTTCTTTGGCTTATTAATTCACTTTGTTGTGTAGCTTCCATTTTGCTACGTTTATCTTTACGATCTTCAATTGCTCCTTCTTTTTGCTGAATTGTTTGAACATCTAATTGCTTAAGCTGCATATCGTACTGGAACTTTGTCTGCATTTTTTGCGCTTCTAATTGCGCTGCTATTTCCATACGTTGTATTTCCATTTGATTCGTAGCTTGCTCAAATTGTACTTTAGAGCTCATTATAGCTTCTTGCTTTTGAACTTCAGCCATAGCGGTTTTTTCTGCCGTATCCGCCTGAGATTGCCCTTGGGCTGCAATGTTAGCTTGTTGATTAGCTTGATCTTGTTTAGCTTTTGCTTTACGCTTTATTTTAAGCATTTGATTTGCTAGCTTAAGATTTTTTATTTGTCTTAAATCTATAGCGTCTTCTAAATTTAAACTACCTTGCTGTAGTGAAACTTGTATATTTGCCTCAAGCTGCGCTAGCTCTTCATCGTCTGGCTCTAACTCTAAAAATATTCCAAAGTCATGCAAGTTTAAATTAATAACTTCGTCTAAAGTTTTTATATTAAACGTTGATATAGAGTTTTGTAATGCACTCCTTGTAAGTGGAAATTCTAAAGCATCTGCTATTTTAAGAGCAATGTTTTCGGCTAGTTTAAGCGTTAAATAAAGGCTAGACTGATTAATATGTCTAGTAGCAACATTGGACGCGTTAGCAGCCATCTTTTGCAATCCTACAAGTGAGTTCTTATCCATTGCAGTTCCATCTCTTGCTTCATTTAATCCTGTTACATCACGTATCATCTGTAAATAATATTGATACGTTTGTATAAGTGCTCCTATTTTAGCTTGACCGCTTGAACTATTAAGTTCCTGAATTGGCACTTTACCAGCATTCATATCGCCGTCTTGTGTAAGCGATCTACCTACAATAGAACCTGTTTGAAAATACATATTAAGTGCTTCCGCAGGGTTGTAGTTCGTGCCATTACCTAAGTCAACCTCTGCAAGCCCATCCATATCTAAGTAAACACCATCTGGCACCATACGAGATAAAACTTGTTGTAGCTTTAAATGAGTTAATTGAATCATATCTGCAAAACCAATACATTTGCTTACAATAGATTCAATTTTTCCTTTATACATTCTAGGTGCGCATATAGCATAATTCATTTCAACTTTAGTAGTATCCGCTACGGGCCTAGACATGTTTTCCGCCAATCCCCACTTGAGCATATCATTGTTGCCTAAAACTTTTGCTCCTGTATATAAAACTTCAATAGATCTTGATACTCTTTCAAAATTATCATTAGCAGGTGGATTAAATGTGTCTGGTTTTTCTAAAGCTTTCATTAATCCTTGCTCTGTTTGCTTTATTTTAAATACTTGATTGTGATATGTTTTATATTCAAAATATAAAACCTGTACAGTGTTTTCATCGTAATTACCCCACCCTGTTACATACTGGCTGTTACCTGGCATTTTTTGAATTCTAGCAAGTTCTTTTTCTGAAATGTTTGGAAATTCTTTTTTAAGCTCAGGTATTGTTATAGATTTTACTTCGCCTACATAATATATGTCGTCAAAGTTTGGATCTTCTGTGTAAGAATAAATAGCATAAGCTGGATCTACATAATCA